GATCCCTTTTTAATTTCTACTCTAAAGATTAATCTTCTTTAGCAATCTTCTCGAAGTAAGACATAACATCATCGTCATCATCGTTAATCTCAGGCATCTTTGGTGCTGGCTTTGACGCAACCTTTGGTGCAGATGCTACTGGACGATCTTCTTGTTCAGCGATCTCTGCAGCAGACTTGCTTGCAAAAGAATCACCAGACAAAACTTCATTGAGTTTCTTTTTCAACTCATCATAAGACTTGAAGTTTTTACGATCTGTAAACTCAGACAACTTGTGTTGTGCATTTACGATAGCCAATAGTTTTTCTTCATTATCAGAAACTACTACTGGTTCACTGAAACCTGACTCATCATAGTTTGCGTATCCATCTTTCTTACGCATACGGAGTTTGAAGTTTGCACCTTCCCACAAATCAAAGACATTGACTGGCTTCTCATCTTCAAAAGTTGGACGAGCCTTGTCCATAATCTTGTCAAAGATTTTCTTGCCGAATTTAAACAAGAATACCTTACCCTCGTTTTCAGGATGCTTTGGATCTGATACAATCAGAACATTGGCAATGAAAGAGAGTTTACGCTTTTGTTTGCGAGCGATTTCTTTGTTGGCTTCAGAACCAGAGTTCCAAAGAGTGGTGTTCAACTCACCAACAGGATCGTTCTCACCAAGAGTGGTTAGAGAGTTTTCAATATACCACTTACCAGTTGGACCTTGGAAGCCATGAGAAAAGATTCGAACCCATGGGAGTTCATCACCTTCTACTCGTGGAAGAAAGCGAAGTGTGGCTGTGCCATTACCTGCTTTGTCACCTTCCAATCGCCAAAAGCGATCATCGACATATGACTTAGTTTCTGTTTGGGGGTTTGCGACTTTCTCGAATGCATTAGAGATTGCACCAAAGTCTGAGTTGCGCATTTTGCGGAGTGCTTGAATATCCATCGTATTTTCCTTTGTATATATGTATTACGGATTATTATTTTGTATATGTTGAATGTCGATTTCATCAGTCATTTCAATATCATCATCAAAGATGTCATCATCTAAATCAATATCTTCTTCAACATAACTATTTAGCGTTTTCATACCACCACTCTTTTTATTGTTAGAGTGATTGGCATGTTTTCCAGATCGCCCACTGGCATTCTCATCATCGTAACGATGAGGTTGTTTCTTATAAGTCTTACCCATGATTTATTCTGCAAGTTCTTCTTTGAAGGCACTAAAGATTTTCTCTATCTTAATCTTATCGTATTTTACGAATCCAGTCAACTTTTTAATTCTACGCATCTCATTATCCCAGATGTATTTTACAGATTGATTTTGATTCCATTTTTCAAGGATGTCTGTGAAGTCATCTATGATTCTCAAAGTTTCTATTGAAATTTTACCACCAACAAACATCTTTAATGCTACAGGATATTCGTTTTCGGTAAACTCAAATATTGCAGAGTGTTTTAATCGGTTTGTTTCTATGTGTGTGAGTAGTGTTGCCAAATCGTCTACAAAGATCTTTGTGATACTTTGCTTTCGTTTGTTCCATTGCATAAAGTTATCTTCTGCTTCCTGACCAGCATAGATTGCAGTATCATTTCCATATGCAAAATTGGAAACAAAGAACTGGATAATCTCTTTATCGTCAGAATGCTTCTGTGCTAACTTCTCAAATATGTATCTGTCATTCCTAGCGTTAAATGCTTCACGAGTACCTTTAACATTTCCTCTGTTTTGGAAAACATCAAATTTGTCAGTGGTAAAGTGAAGTTTAATTGCTAGGTAATAACGGTATGCTTTATATCCGTCCATCGCTATATTTTGCTCTAAGTTTTCTACATTCTTCTTTCACTTGTATTGGAAAGTCTGGAGAAATTTCAGATATACTACAATCATATCTTACGGACAGTCCTTTGAAAGAATCTTTTGTGTACCAAAAGAAACCAAACTGACACATCATGAATACTATGAGTGCAATAATGGTTAGTTTATTTTCAGACATCTAGTTGTGCTTGTTTGGGTAGGTAGTTTAATTCTCGAAAGTTCATTTCGATTTTATCTTTGAGTGACTTGTTAATAAGTTTAGAAACATCCTCTGGCTCAAGATAATTCTCTTTACAATACTCGAGCACAGCATCCATATAAGTCATCTTTTTATCTCGAACAATCTGTTCGATGTATAGAGAAAACTCGTTGGCTGTTTTAAACATTTCGTTCCTTAAAGATCCAATACTCGGTATTCTTGATTTCTTGATTGAGTGCTCCATATTCTTTTAATTTAGTCCTGTATAATTTCCAAATGGGTGTATCAGTTTTATCTGGATCCATCTTTCGTTCAAACTTTTCCAGATACAAAGAAAAGAATTTATCTAATTTCATTTTTTGAACAAGAAGTTCGTGTCGTTTTTCAGTCAGAGTCATAATATATTATACCTTATTTGTTATTGCAAGACAAGTTAATCATTGTACCACCATAGAATGCAACATCCATAATAAGGGCATCGTTTTCATTTCTAAGTTTTTCGTTTTGTTGCAGTGCTTCATACAACTTGTTTCTAAGCACATCTATCTCTGCTTCTTTTTCACAGCACTTTACACAAAATTCAGACATCATCCTCTCCTCATTGTTGCAATTTCGATAGCCTGTTCATCAGAGAATACTGGAACAGCGTTTGATTTGTGCATCGTGCCAATACCTTTAATGGCAGAGCCAGTATAAACAGGGTTGGGTTTCTTGTAACAAGGTGCACCAGTAAATGGAAGACTTGGAATCTTAGGTGTCTCACGACAAGCAGGTTTCCCAAGTGAGTATGTAGAACTGAGTGACTGGTCTTTACGAACAGTCGTCTTTGTTTCATACTTCTTTAACATGGCTTCCCATGATGCTCTCAACTGTTTTTGTTTTGCAGTTGGCTTTTTCTTCTTTTTAGAACTAGATGTTTTTACATATACGAACATAATATAATTATACTCCAATTAAGATTGCATGTCAAGATGTTTTTGAGTGGTCTTGATACTTTTTATTATTTTCTTTCACAGTCACCCACTCTAGATTACTTGGGTGGTGATTATAATGGTCATGATCAATATGATTAACCTGATACATTAATTCTACGAGTTTCTTTACAGATTCTGGAGTTGCATTCCATTCTTTTTTGGTAACACTCTCGGGTTTTGGGAATTTGTGATATGCTGTGCAAACTATTCTATGCACATAATAACTTTTACTAACACCATTTGAACATAAAACAACCTTTGGATAATTGTTTTGTGTTTTTGTATTTCCTGGTCTCAGCTTTCTGGGTGTTTTTCCTTTTGTGCTCCATATATCACCATCAGGAGATACAAAATATTCAGGAATGATCTCAAAATCTACAACGACTGGTCTAAAATTTTTCATACTACAAATCCAGTTGTGTCTTTCTTCGCTTTACCTTTGGCTTTCAAACCAACGATAACTCCCTTTGGATCCAAGAATCGTAGATCTGTATCGTCGCCATTAATAACTGGACGACCAAGATATGTTTCTGGCACTTTGTGAAACACAGCTGCAACATTCATGCCATTTGATAATGCAAGACGAACATCCATATCATTACCATCTGCTTTAGAGAAAGTCAGGTGATAGTTAGGAATGTGTTTTACTTTACGATTGTTTACTTTAGTGTAGTCATAGAACTGCACATCTGGGAACATTTGAAAAATGTTTTTACCATTTGCAACTTCATACTTCTCCCATGAAAGATCTGAAGTACCATTCAAACGAAAGACTGGAATGAGTCCTTGTTTTTCTGCTTTGGTTTTTGTCTTGATAATCTCAACAACTAACTCATTGAGAAATGCTTGACGATTTTCGAAGAATGCTTTGGTCTTGCGAATTCGTGCCTGCTGAATCACATTAGTGGTTTCACCTTTCTTGAAGATGCCACCACGACCAGCAGTGTTCAAACATGCAGCTTTACAGCCAGCTGTCGCTTTTGGACAGGTATTTTTACCAGACAAGTCAGCAGGTGCAAGGTGAAGGACAGACGACAAATAACCCTTCTTTTGACCCTTCAACAACTTTGGATTACCTACAGTAAGTAAAGCCATTTTTCACATCTCCATAATCAACGATATAAGAGATATTATACAATAATTATGAATTAAAGACAACACCCTAGAACCCCTGTAGGAGAGAGGCTCTAGGAGTCGAAAATAACCCTACAGGGTGTAGGGGATTACTTTTTGATGTTAGGCTGAGTATTGTGGGATGCAGCGTAAGCCACACAAACAACGTCTCTTTCGCTTGCATAGGCACATCGAACTGCAATAGGGTCAATACCCTTAACGATGGCTGATTCAACATTTCGCTCTACAGACTTCAATTCACTGTATTGATAAAATGTAACAGAACCAATCAAACAAATAAATGCAATTAAAACACTAACTGTGAAAACATTATCATTCATAACAAACTCCTTTAGTTTACCAAGATCCATCATCAACCACCACTCTTAACCATACCAAACCAAGATATAATTCAAAGTGGAAAATATATGTATCAATTTCATGCGGAGGATTAACCTCCAATTTAAAATTCCAGTGGTAAGGATTC